TTTCAACTCCTGATCGACACTTGGTGTGTTTTGGCACAGAGACAACGATAGGCACCCCCGCTACGCAAGACCCCATGTTTGTGCGTTTTTCTAACCAGGAAGATCGCAATCAATTCGTTGAAAGCGCCACGAATACCGCAGGCGGGCAACGTCTAACCGATGGCAGTCGAATCATTACGGCAGCGCGTTCACGTGGACAAATTTTGATCTGGACGGATACCTCGTTGCATGGGCAACAATACGTAGGTCCACCCTATACATTTGGCTTTCAACAACTTGGTGCTAACTGTGGCTGTATCGGAGCCCATGCTGCTGTTGACGTTAACGGCGTGGCTTATTGGATGAGCCTTGATGCGTTTTACGTGTTTGACGGCACGGTCAAAAAACTCCCCTGTACCGTACAAGATTTTGTTTTTAAGAACTTAAATTTTGCTCAGGGCTTTTCCATCAATGCAGGCGTTAACACTCAGTTTAACGAGGTGACGTGGTGGTATGCCTCAGCGGATTCAAACTATATCGATCGGTTTGTGACCTATAACTACCTTGAAAACGTGTGGTCTGTAGGATCAATGGCGCGTACATCATGGGTGGATCTTGGGACCTTTTCAAAGCCTGTAGCTGCTGATTACGACCCTGATTCTACCGCTGCAACACTTACTACCATATATGGTTTAACAGCAGGTCGATCTCAAGTCTACAACCAGGAAGTGGGCTACAACGCTAATGGGTCGCCGATTGAGTCCTACATTACCTCTGGTTATTTTGACTTGGGGGACGGCGACAACATGATGTTTATGTCGCGTTTCATTCCCGATTTCAAGAATCAGTTAGGCGATCTCACGGTGAGATTACGATTGCGTGCTTATCCACAATCAAGTGCTGTGCCGAGTTCCTTGGATCCTTATACGGTAACTCCGACCACACAAAAGATCGATACCCGAGCACGTGGCAGACAAATCAGTCTTACCATTGAAAGCACCGCCGCTGATACCAACTGGCGTTACGGCACAATGCGTGTTGACCTGCAACCTGATGGGTTGCGATGAGCAAGATTTTTAACGTCAGGCTTCCGAATGCTTCTCAGCAATATGATCCTGGGCAGTTTAACCAGCTTGTACGCTCGCTTGAGCAGGTTATCCTGCAACTTAATAATACCTATGGTTCGGTTACTGATCAAAACCAAGCTGCTGCGGCATCCTGGTTTGGAAAAGGCGTGGGCAGCGGTTTTGCAGCCGGGATCCGTGGCGCACAAGTCAGTAACGGTATTGCGTTGCCTTATGCAATGTTGGTTTCGGAAACTGATCAAACAAACGCGAGCATCACAGGCGAAAATCTTTTGACCTATGACAGCGTGTCACCTACCAATGGCATTTCTGTCACTAACAACAGCCGCATCAAAGTTCCCTGCGCAGGAAATTATCTAGTGACCTTTACTCTACAGGTCACCAACCGTGGTAATACCGCAGCAGAGTTTGAAGTATGGGCCAAGGACACCGGCACAAACTTCCCACTCAGTAACACCCGATTTGATGTGCCCGTGCGCAAGAGCACTGGCGTGTGGTCGCATGTTGTTCCTGCCATTACAGGTATTTTTACGGTGGACGATCCAGCCAATGATTACCTTGAAATTGCTTGGTGGTCCGATAGCCTTGATGTATACCTAGAACATTACGCGGCAGGGACGTCGCCCACGCGTCCCGCTATCCCCTCGGTCATCATGACTGTTAATTTCGTCTCTTCATTCTAATATGGCTAATAAATTTTTTAGAGACGTCCTAACACCTGCTGCTTCAACGGAAACGGCGATTTACACTGTGCCTGCTGCCAATGCGGCAACGGTGTCTTCACTGCGGGTGACCAATCGCAATGCCAGCAGCGCAACACTTGACGTGAAGCTTTACCCAGCAGGCGGTGCGACGGGGTATTCCTTACTTAAATCTTACGTATTACCTACCAACGCCACAATGGACGTGTTTAGCGGCGTGCCATTGAACATGGAAGAAACCGACGTGCTTAAAGTAACGGCTAGTGTTACGACCGTAGACTTTGTAATCTCCTATCTGGAGATGGACAGAACCTAACATAATCGCGCATAATTCAAGCCATCTTTCGCGTCCTTTCCCGACGCGCGGCCCGTAGATCGTGGCCCTTGGCTTAACTTAGGAAAGGACAATCATGGAAGAAGGAATCATGGGCCTCCCACAGGCATCCATGCAAAACCAGCAGCAACCTGTGGTCTACAGTAGCGCAGATGCCTACGATGCGGCGTTGACTGCCGCAGATATGATCAACCCAAACACGAGCAAGCTCGTTAGGCAGTCTATACAGCAAACGACCGCTGGAATTGAGATTACGCCTGAACAGCTCGACCTCATGATCGAGCTTGTTGAAGAACTTATCAATAACCCTTCTGACTACCCACGGTTGCGTAAGGAGCTTATTGAAGAAGCAGGTGTGAGTCCGAACGACATTCCTGAACAGTTTGATCTTGAGTTCTTAAGTACCTTCCTTATTACATTAAACGAAATTAAGATGGCCCGGACTGAAGGGGCCATGGCTCCTATGGAAGCCGAGCCAGTTATGCAGGGCATGCCGCCAACGCCCATGGCCAAAGGTGGATTGGCAGACGTTGGACGGTATTTAGCCTCTAAGGGTCGATACGGTGACACCATGCTTGCCCATATCACGCCTGAAGAAGCAGCTATCTTGCGGCGGTACGGTGGGGCTGGAACGATAAATCCTGAGACAGGCCTACCTGAGTTTAATTGGATTTCTGAGCGATGGAAGGATATTAGAGAATCCGTTAAAAAGAATCCTGTTGTTAAGGCTGTTGCAACCGTTGCATTAGCAGCAGTCCTGGGTCCTGCAATAGCGGCCACAGGTCTAATGTCTACAGCAGCAGCAACTGCGGCAGCTGGTGCGGTAGCAGGCGCAGGCGTGACATTGATTGGTGGCGGAAGCGTAAAAGAAGCCCTTGTGGCAGGAACATTGGGCTATTTCGGGGCAGGCGGGACGATTGGCGGATTCAGTCCTGTTGCGGAGATTGGTAAATTCTTACCCGGGGCAGCAACAAGTGCCTTGAACAAAGGTCTTGCAATGGGTGTTCTAGGTACGGGCATAGGCAAGTTATCAGGCATGAGCTTCGCGGACGCGGCCAAGTTAGGACTTACCGCCGGGGCAGCGACGGGCGTTGGTGCTTATCTAAAAGGCGCACCTGTTTATGGTGATTCTGCTTCACCTAATGCTGCCGCTGTCGCAGCACCTGATCCAACTCAAGCAACGAAACCAGTTGCTCCAATTCAACCAGCGGACGGGGCACCTCAAGCTAACGCTGTACCTGAATCGGGCGCGGTATCTCCAGTGGGCACTGCTAATCAAATGGTTTCAGGTCAGGGTGACACGGCCTCGGCACCAGATTACCCTGACATGTATTTTGAATCTCCAAAGCCTTATACGGAACCAAGCCTGTTTGATAAAGCCGTATCAGGAGCCAAGAATTTTTACAATGAGAACATTTCTCCAAATCGTCCCTCTGCGGAAGGGGCAGGGTTCCTAACTAGGTACGGCCCACTCGCTGCTATCGGCATGGGAGCCACGGCGCTTGCTGGTGGGTTTAAAACGCCTCCGACTGACACGAAGGAAGCCGATAAGGCTCAAGCTTATTGGGATGAGGCAACTGAACGAGCAAAAGCGCGTCAAGCTGAACTTGATCGTCTGGGTTATGGGTTCAGTAAAAGCGTTGCGAGACCTCCACAACCGACGTTGGTTCAAACGACAGACTACAGTTCAATTCCAGTTTCCGGCATTCCAGTTTATCAGCCTCCTGGTATTACTGCCCAACCTGGAGGAATTCCTCAACCTTACAATGTTTCCGGTCTTTATAACGTTCCTCAACTTTACAGCCCGCAACGTGCCGCTACTGGCGGAGAAATGAAGCGGTTCCCAAGGCGCACTGGACCAATTAATGGGCCTGGAACGGGGACTTCTGATTCAATACCTGCCATGCTTTCTGACGGTGAATTTGTGTTTACTGCGAAGGCTGTCCGTAATGCGGGGGGAGGAAGTCGTCGTAAAGGGGCAGCAAAAATGTACAAGCTTATGAAGATGCTTGAAGGCGGATCTGTTGGAAGGAATGCTTAAATGACTACAACAAGTACACAAATTGTCCGTGAAAATCCCGATATCGAGGCCTATCGATTACGGCTGCTTAGAGAGGCAGAAAACAAAGCGTTAAACGTTGGACAGGCGGATCTTGCAAGTCAGCTTCCTGGTTATCAAGTTGCAGGATTCTCGCCCCAACAACTAGCGGCAATAAAGGCAGTCACAGATCGAGGAATCGGGGCATACAACGATTATCTTACAGCCGCTAATACCGCGTTAGGAGCAGGATACGCAACCACAGGGGAGGCTGCCGACACGCTTCGTGGTGCAGACACTCGGGCCCAGTTTACAGATGCACAAAGAGCGCTCGGTCAAGCAGGTGGTGCTGCGGCAAATATGACCGCAGGTATTGGGGGCATACAGACAGGCTTTAGCAATCTGGATGCAGCAGGTCAACGTGCCTTGGCTGCTGATACAACATCACGTTTTACGCCTGCTTATGGAGATATTGGCGCAGGCATCGCTTCCTTAGGGGCCGGTCAGGGTCTCATGGCCCAGTATCAACAGGCTAATTTAAGAGGCGCGCAAGACGTCATGGCCGGAGGTATTCAAGGCCTGTCAACAGCCTCTCAGATGGCCCTTGATTCAAGGGATGCAAATCAACAAGGCATTCAACAGGGCATTGGTGCCTTGTATCAAGGTGCGGGACAAGCCCAACAGGCTGCTCGATCGCTAGGCCCAGCGCCCCAGGTTGGGGCAGCACAAACAGGGTTTCGGCCTGATTTACAAACGTTCCAGATGGGTCCCGCTGAACGCGTAATTACGCGGTCGTTTGGGGCACCAGGAACCGCTGAAAGCATGATGTCTCCCTACATGCAGAATGTGGTGGCGATTCAACAGCGAGAAGCGCAACGTCAAGCAGACATTGCTAGAGCAGGACGATCAGCACAGGCTGTGCGGGCGGGAGCATTTGGAGGCACCCGTGAGGGTGTTGTTGAAGCAGAGGCGCAGCGTAATCTCGCAACACAGCTTGGTGACATTCAGGCCCAGGGTTTACAACAAGCGTTTCAACAAGGCCAGCAACAGTTCAACACGGAACAGCAGGCGCGCTTGGCTGCTCAACAAGCCAATCAACAGGCAGGCCTCGCGGTAGGTCAGCAAAATCTTGGGGCTCAATTAGGTGTACAACAGCTTGGCGCACAGATGGGTCAACAAAGTGACCTAGCCAACCTAGCGAATCGTCAGCAGGCTGGGTTGGCCAATCAAGCAATGCAAGGGCAATATGGATTGGCTGGTCTGCAAGCTGATCTGCAAGCCGCACAAATGATGCAGGGCGCTGGAACAGGGCAGATTGGCGCTTCTAGTCAGCAAGGACAACTCGGTCTACAGGCGGCTCAAACTTATGGACAGCTTGCTAACCAGCAAATCGGAGCAGGGCAAACGCTTGGACAGCAGCAATTGCAGCAAGCAGGCCTTGGCCAGTCCGCAGCAGGACAACTTATGCAAAGTGCCAATATTTATGGGCAGTTGGCGGGGCAACAGGGCGCGTTGGCGGGGCAGGAATCAAACATTAATCAAAACATCTCTAATCTGCTCGCCCAACAGGGTGGGCAGTACGGTGCGATGGCGGGTCAACTTGCTAACATATACGGACAGCAGGCAAACCAGTTCCAAAACCTGGGTCAAGGTATTGGTCAACTCGCAGGCCAGCAGTTTTCAATCGGCCAAGCAATGAGTTCAGGACTGGGTCAGTTAGGCGCGCAACTTGGTCAGCAAGGTATTCAACAAGCGGCGTTGGGCCAGACCGCACAGGCCATGAATCAGGGAGATATTTCCTACCTGTATAACATGGGTCAGGCTCAACAGGCGTTGAACCAACAAGTATTGGATGCACAGCGTGCTTCAGACCTCCAAAGAGTATATGCACCGTATCAACAAATGGGCTTCGCAGCTGATATTTATCGTGGCACGCCGAGTTCTCAATCTGCAACAACTATTGCATCACAGCCTCAAGCTAGTCCATTTCAACAGGTGGCAGGGACTGCGATCGGGGGATTAGCTGCTGGAACAGCTGCAAAAAAAGCAAATCTCATTTAAGAGGTATTTATGAAAGACGTTGAGAACGTAGGGATTATGCAGGGCTTCATGGATTCCTTCCCTATGGATGATGATGAGGAAGGAGATGAGGGCTACTCTTCTGAGGAACTAATTGGCAGAAAGCCTGACTCCCCAGAGATCCTCATGAACAACTTACGGGGCGACTATCGATCAATTGATGCGCGTCGCGAGGAACTTGCCGATCTTGTCGGATATAACGCCGCAGAGCAAACCCCCGATGAAGTGCTTGCAATGTTACAGCCTGTGTTAGCAGGGGGTGGGATTGGCGGACTTCCTCAATCTCAGCCCATGGCCCAAGGGCCACAGGCTCCTATGATGCCGCCTCCGGGACCACCGCCAATGGGAGGGCCCATGCCTGGACCGCCCCCTGGAGCACCTCCCATGCCTCCAGGGCCTCCAATGCCACAAGGGCCCGCCCCGGCAGGCGGCATAGGAGCCTTGCCTCAAGGGCCACAGCCTCCGATGGGCATGGCCAAGGGAGGACCTGTCCAACGTTTTAACAGTGGTACGGGACCAGCTGGCGCCGTACCTGATAACGAAGAGTCAGCTGATAGCGACGAGTCAACAGGTGCTGGAAGGGCAGGCTTAGGCGCGGTTAACTATGCACGCGCCATGGACCCTGCACAGGTGGCTGCGGCAAAGGCTGCTTTTGCAAACCTTTTTAAGGAGCCTGCCCAATCAACGGAAACGCTTGAACAGGCAACAGCGCGCAAGGCTCGTCTTTATCAAAACTTGCTTGGGCAGGACAAGAGCGCCGCCCAAGCACAGATGCTTTTTGACATAGCGGGGGCAGGGCTTGCCTTTGCCTCAAATACGGACCCCCGCACAGGGCAGCCGCTCAGGGGATCGTTTGTCTCCCGCCTTGCGGGTGCTGCCAGTCAGCTTCCGGCGCAGATTGGTGCGCGCGCTTCGGAAGCGGAGAAGATGACGCAGCAAATCAGAGCGCTGGGGCTACAGTCGGCGGAGAAAGAGCGTGAAAATGACAGGGTAGCAAGACAGCGCCGTGAGCAGTTGATCGCGGGTATTGGCAAGGAACTCCTTCGCGGTGAGGCTGCTGAGAGCGTTGCTAACATTAGAGCAGGAAAAGCCGCTGCCGATAAAGGCATGACGCCTGCCGTAATGAATGCGTTGATGTCGAACCCGGAATTAGTTAGTCAGTTTGCATCAGGAGCCAACACGACTGACACGACAAGACTTGAGTTTGCGATTAAGAACTACACGCAGCCTAAGACAGAGCAGTACATCGATCCGCAGACCAACATGCCCGTTATGCGAACCACGCGTAATGAGCTTCCCGCCTACCTGTCAGAGGCTATTAGCGCACGAGCCAAGGCCCTTGGATCAAGGCCCACGGTTCAAGCGCCTGCTCCTGCTCCAGCTGCAATGCCTGCTTCGGC